CGAGAGGGCTGGTTTTTTTATTAAATATTTTGTTTATATCGTTTAATTAACTATTTTTATTAAATGATATTACTCATAGACGCAGACAGCTTAATCTTCGCAAGTTGCTACAGAACAAGAGACGAAGAAAACGATGACCCTTACTATAGAGAATTAGAAGATTCTATTGCTAAATTCGATGAACAATATATGAAGATTGTAAACGATTTAGAAGAAGATTACGAAATAGAAAAAGTAATTACTTTTAATGGTAGTAAAGGAAACTTTAGAAAAATACTTACACCAGTATATAAAGCAAACAGAAAGAAACAAGAATTACCTCCACTTCTTCACGATATGCATCAGTACGTTAAAGATACTTTTAACAGTAAATTTGTGTATGGATTAGAAACAGATGACCTTGTAGCTAAATACTGGCAAACACTATCAAATGAATTTGGAAGGGATAATGTAATGATTGTAAGTATAGACAAGGACTACAAACAATTTCCTTGCTTAATGTATAACTATCATTATAAACATCAAGTAGTATTAGACATAAGCGAAGAAGAAGCATTATATAACTTCTACGAACAATGTATAGTAGGAGATACAGCAGACAATGTAAACTACTTTAAAGGTAAAGGAAAAAAGTTTGCAGAAAAATATTATGCAGATTGTAAAACTAAATATCAATATACAAAAAAACTATACGAACTATTTAAAGAACAATACAAAGGTAAAGCAAGACAAAAATATACAGAATGTTATAACCTTTTAAAATTAAGAAATGAATAAAGAAAACGAATGGGCTAATGATTTAATTGTTTACAATGATTGGTCAGTACAAAATGAAATAGCTAAAAAAATAATACAGCTTTCAGGAATAAACATATTTGAAAAAACAAGAAAAAGAGAAGTTGTAGAAATGCGAGGATTATTCTTCTACATACTAAAAGAAAAAGTAAATATGGGATGGACTGAAATAGCAAAATACTTTGCAGATTCAGGAACACCTATAAACCACGCAACAGTTATGCACTCATTGAAAAACTATGAGATATACAAATCAACAAATAAAAAGGTTCAAGAAATAGAAGGAATGATTGTACTTAAAACAAGTATGAATCTAAAAGGAATAAATAGAGAAAACTATTTAGAAGTAAAATGTAAAGAACTTGAAGAAGAAATACATAGATTAAAAAACGAAACACCATTATATAAGTTAGTAAATCAAATACCTAAACATTTAGAAGGAGAAGCATTAACAAGAATAGAACTACTAATAAAAGGATGGGAATGGCAATACAAAGATAGCACTACAGCTTATGCAGGAGAATAAACTAAAAGACAAGGCGTTGTTAAAAGTGCAATCTAAAATATGGGAACAAAAAAGATTCATAAGAGAAATAGAATCAGAAGTTGAAAAAGATAATAATATAGATTTTGAAACTATAGAGCTACACTTAAACGAAGCAATATCAATATTAGAGTTATACGAATACATAAAAAAAGCTATAAAGAATTATGACACAACAGGAATTTAAAGAAACAAAAAAATATTTACTTGATAAATGTCAAGAGATAATGGAAGCAAAACAACCTGAATACACACAAAAGAATATAGACATTCTAAACAACTTTAAATCTACAGCAGAAAGCATAGGCATTGAACCTATGGAAGTTTGGGCAGTATTCTTTAATAAACACATACAAGCAATACTAACACACGCAGGAGACCCTTATATGCACCAAGCAGAACCAATAGAAAGTAGATATGCAGATGCTATAAACTATTTACTATTAGGATTTAGTATTCTACAAGACAGACCAAAAAAAGATATAATATCTGGTACTGAATAAATTAAGTTAAAAATTACGTTATATATATAGATTGAATAAACAATAATATTTCAATATGGATTCTAAAAATGGAAACAGTCAACTAAACGAAGAAAGAAACAACTTTAACAATAAGGTTTCTAAACTTAATATATTAGGAGATTGTAGGAGTGTTAAATGGAATAAGCAAAGACGCTTTAGAACAATTTAAAAACATATTATGGATAATAGAAAAAACAATGGAGGAGCAAGAGAAGGTGCAGGTAGACCTAAAAAAGCAGACGAACTAAAACTAATTGAAAAACTTGATGCCTTAATAGACAATGACGAAGTAATAAAAACTTTAGGCAAACAAATACTAAAAGGAGATTCAAGGGCTATGAATTTATACTTTGGATATAGATACGGTAAACCTAAAGAATCAGTAGACATATCATCAAGTGATGGTTTCAATATAAACTTTAAAGACTTAATTAAGTTTAAGTGATTAAGATAAATAAAAAGTATTCGCCTATTGCAGAATCAGATGGGAGGTACTTTATAGTAACTGGAGGGCGTGGTTCTGGTAAATCATTTTCTATAAACCTCTTATTAGTTCTTTTAACTTATGAAGCTGGGCATACTATTCTATTTACTCGTTATACTTTATCTTCTACTTATATTTCTATTATTCCTGAATTTATTGAAAAACTTGAATTGCTTAAAAAGTTTGATGACTTTCATATCACAAAAGATGAAATAAGAAATAAGCGTTCAGGAAGCAAGATAATATTCAAAGGGATAAAAACATCAAGTGGAGACCAGACAGCTAATCTAAAGTCATTACAAGGCGTTACAACCTTTGTATTAGATGAAGCAGAAGAACTTACAAGTGAAGATACATTTGACAAGATAGATTTATCAGTAAGACAACAAGGCAAACAAAATAGAGTTATACTAATCTTAAATCCTACAACTAAAGAACATTGGATATATAAAAGATTCTTTGAGGATAAAGGTGTACAAGAAAGTATAAACGCTAAAAAAGATAATGTTACTTACATACATACAACCTATTTAGACAATCTTGACAATCTATCAGAAAGTTATTTAAACCAAATAGAGAACATAAAGAAACGTAGACCAGACAAATATAAACATCAGCTTCTTGGCTCGTTCTTGAATAAAGCAGAAGGTGTAATATTTACTAATTGGCAAGTAGGAGAATTTAAAAAAACAAGTGTAAGTGTATTTGGTCAGGATTATGGTTTTAGCAATGACCCAAGTACATTAGTAGAAACTAATATAGATACGTCTAACAAGGTTATTTATCTAAAGGAATGTTTTTACTTACCTAAACTTACAACAAGCGAAATATCACGCTTAAATATGAAACACGCAGTAGACAATTTAATAGTAGGCGATTCAGCAGAAGTTCGTTTATTATCAGAATTAAAATCAAAAGGGTGTAATGTTGTAGCTTCAATAAAAGGAGCTGGTTCTATTACTTATGGAATATCATTATTACAGGACTATGATTTAATAGTAGACGAACAAAGTATTAATTTAATCAAAGAACTTAACAACTACAGTTGGCTTGAAAGAAAATCTAATACACCTATAGATAAACACAACCATTTAATAGATGCTATTAGATATGCAGTAAGCTACCAGCTACAGAATCCTAACAGGGGCAAATACTATATACAATAATGGAATGTAAAAAATGTAAACAGACAATGACTATATATTCAGGCAAAGACAATAAAGACTACTACTACTGTAGCAAGTGCGATATATTAGAGTTTGAATAAATAAGTTATTAAATATTTTGTTAATTAAATAAATAGTTATATATTAGCTATGTAATTGCAATTAAGCAGTTATATAAACAAAACAAAATGACAAAAAAAAGACAATACAAAATTGCAAAAGCAACAGTAAACAAATCAGGAAACACATTGTTACAATTAAGAGAAGAAACAACTTATGGATATGCAACATACTTTGTATTTAAACATCAGTTAGAAAAAAAGATGATAGAAAAAAACTTTGAAATAATTGGCTAACAACAACAGGGAGTGTAACAGCTCCCTTTTTAAAACTTAACAAATGGCAATAAATAAATTAACATTCGAGGATAACTCAAAACTAATAGACGTAGAAGCAACATTAAAAATGTTATTGACTACAGACAACTTAAAGCCCTATCAAAAAGAGTGGGTTGTAACATCTTATAAAAACATCTGTAATTTCAGATATCAATATTCTTAATATGAAAAAAAGACAATATAGAAGTAATCAAGGTCGTAATCCTAAAAAAGAAGAAGCTATGTTTAAAGTAATTAAAATAGCATTTATAGGATTAATATTAGTAACACTTTTAAAAATTATACTATGAAACATTATTATGAAGTAAACGGACAGCGTAGATATTACATTGCAAAGAAAATATCTCCAAAAGAAAACAAAGAATCTTTTTTAAAGATAGCAGGATATGCAGCTATAGGCTGGGCTATATTTTATGTAGCTACATTTTTTTTCTTACATTTGTTAGAAATGACAGTATGAGAAACAAGATACAGAACTTACAGGATTTAGAATATACCAGTAACGCTATAGTACTTGGCGAACTAATTAACAAGTGGGTAAAAGCTAAACCAAACAACAAAGAGCTATTACAATTCCAACAACTATTTATAGACAACTCTATTTATGTTGCAGGATTACAAAACGATTTAACAGCTTGTAAAATGGCTAATAGCGATTACAGGGAACAAAGGAATGAAGCCTTGTATGAATTAGATTTAATTAAAGAAGATTTAAAAGAATACGATATATGAATTATTATACAGAAACACCATTTGATATGCCACAATATAAATGTATTGAATGTGAAAGACCAATTTATAAAAAAGGTTATTGCAGTAAAGAGTGTGAATATGTAGATTGAAATTTAGTTTGTTTTGTTTTGAAAAAGGGTGTTAGAAATAGCACCTTTTTTTTTATACTAAAATCGTACTTTAATTACGTTATATAAGTATGAAAGCTAATATTAACGTGCCAACTGAACTTAATGAAATTACATTAAAGCAATATCAAAAGTTCTTAAAAGTGCAAAACAGTAGCAAAGACAATAACTTCATACAATCAAAAATGATTGAGATATTTTGTAGGGTAAAACCTCAAGATGCTCTTAACATTAAACTATCAGACGCAGACCGTATAGCAACATTAATATCTAATATGTTTGAAGAAAAACCAGACTTGGTTAAAAGCTTCTATTTAGGTGGTGTTGAATATGGGTTTGTTCCTGATTTAGATGAGATTACATTAGGCGAATATATTGACCTCGATACCTATATGGGAGACTGGGATAATATTCATACAGCAATGAATGTACTATACAGACCTATTAAACAAAAGTTAGGCGATAAATACCTTATAGAAGATTACAATGTAGAAACAAAAGACCTCCTACTACATATGCCAATGGATGCTGTATTTGGTTCTATTATTTTTTTTTATCATTTAGGGATAGACTTATCAAAAACTATGATGAATTATTTGGAGAACAAGGAGGAGAAACAACTTCTGCAAGAGCTGGGTTTTCGAAAAAGTGGGGATGGTATTCAAGCCTTTACGGACTCGCTGGAGGAGATATTACACGATTTGAAAATATCACTAAATTAGGTATGCACCAATGTTTAATGATGTTAGCATTTATGAAAGACAAAAACGAATTAGAATCGAAACAAATAAAAAGTAAATTTAAATGAGCCAACAAGGAATAAGAGGTTTTTATCAATTAACTGAAACTATAAAAGCACAACTACTTGCAGACGTAAACTGCAATACAGTAACAACAGGAGACATATACGATGTTAATTTAAACAAGCAAGATATATTTCCATTAGCTCATATTATAGTAAACAACGTAACACAAGAAGAACAAACGCTTAATTTTAATATAAGCATCTTGGCAATGGATATTGTAGACCAATCTAAACAACCTACTACAGATAGATTTACTGGTAACAATAATGAACAAGATATTCTAAACACACAACTTGCAGTATTAAATAAAGTGATTCAAGTTTTAAGAATGGGAACATTACATCAAGATATGTACCAGCTTGACAGTCCTGTAAATTGTGAACCATTTTACGACAGGTTTGAAAACCAATTAGCAGGATGGACTGCAACTATGGATATTGTAATTTATAACGACATAAGAATCTGTTAATGAATTTTGAAAATATAAATAAAGCATTAAAAGATTTTGGGAATTATGTAGTCCAACAGTCAAGAACAAATCTTACAAAAGGCAATCATAATGCAACAAAAGAATTATATAATTCAATTACCTATACACTTGAAGAAGAAGAAAAAGGTTTTTTAATAAACTTTTTAATGGAAGAATATGGTGCTTATCAAGACCAAGGTGTAAAAGGTGTTAAATCAAATTATATTGTAAATAAGAAGTCTCCTTTTTCTTATAAGAGAAGTAGCAACTTAATAGGTCTTGAGAAAAAAACAGGAGTGTTTTCAAAATTTGCAAGGCGTGTTGGATTACAGCCAAGAGATAAAAAAGGAAGGTATGGTTCTTATGAAACAATGGGTTATATTCTTGCTAATAGTATTAAAAATAAAGGAATAAAAGCAAGTATGTTTTTTACTAAACCATTTGAAGCAGCATTTAAAAGATTGCCAGAAGAATTAGTAAAAGACTTTGTATTAGATATAGAAAAAGGAATAATATTAGGAACTAAAAAATAAACAATGGCATTAGCAATAGCATTAAGAAGTCCATATTATATTTCAGATACTGCAGGAACAGGAGCAAATTCTGCAAAATTAACTATAAGTATAGATGGAACAATAGAATATACATTAGTAAAATCTACAACAGCAGGAGGTACTATGTTATGGGAAATATCAGAACTATGTAGGGATTTTATTAATATAGATAATTTAGTAGGTCTAATTGGTCAGACATTAACTATAATAACTACACAAACTTCCCACGCATCAACAGATGGTTCAGGTACTGCCCTAACTACAGATGCACTAACTTT